TTAGGTAATTATGTATCAACTCTATTTGTTCCGTACAATCAAATAATAGATTTACAGAGGGCTGCTGGTATTAGACCAAGAGATCCAAGAGAGATGCGTGAGAGCACTACCCTTGAATTTGGAAGTTCATTTAGTGAAGGATTTAAAAGACCTTTACGTAAATACTTCATGACACCGGAAGAAGAGATGCAGCTTCCGCCTAAAGAATATATTGATAAGCAAACAGAAGAAAAAGATCCATCAGATATTCTTTTGAAAGTGTTCGGTGGTATTTCAATATCTCAAAGGCAATCTGAAGCTGCTGAATATATAGAGAAACTTAACATTCCTACTTGGACTTTGGTTTCTAATAATCCAGATCTCTCAATATCCAATGAGCAAAAAAGAATTATGCGTAGTATTATTCCTGCTGTTGTAGAAAGCGCAAAGATAAAAGAGAAAAATTTAAGAGAGAGATATAAAGAAGCAAACGAAGCTGTGAAGGAGCAGTACACCGAAACATCTTACATAAGTAAGCACTTACGTAACTACATAAGCACAGCAACTAAAAAGTATTTAAAGGCAATCGTTAAAGACAAAGAGCTATTATCAGAAGACCCTGCGTATGCAGAATCTGTTTCCAAATACAATGGATTGTCAAACAAACTAAAAGAACTTGCAATTTTAAAATTTACAGAAGTGCAAAATAGATCGCCAGACTTGGGTGATGCTAGCGATGTATACACATCTTCTTCCTTGCTTCAAGCCACTTAATTATTTCAGCTTGCAATTTGCTTTCCATATCCTTGCCTTGTAAGGTTGTCAAAATATGCAGTATTGAATCCGCGTTGCCACTCACGGTACTGCATAGTGTGCTTCTTTAGTTTGCAATTAAAACGGCCATTTATAAATGCATTATAGCCATTATCGAAATGTACTTTTAGTGTGTTGTTAGTTTGTTTCATGTGTATTTCCTTGTCTGCCAAAGTTTGTTGCTCTTGCTAAGGTTATAAGATGACTTCACAATCTGCAAGTTATCCGGGTGATGCAATCCACCTTTAGAAATTGGAACAATATGGTCTAAGTGCCAGTTAGGGCCAAGCAACACAGCTTCTTCTGCCAATAGTTTTAGTGCAAGCTTTTCATTCTCACTTAGATGTGGTAACGCTGCCTTCTTCCTTGCCCTACGTTTTTGGTCTCTTGCCTTAATAAGATGTAGATTATCCCGGTACCATTTCTTATTATACCCGCTCTTGCGTTCCTTATTTTCTTTGTTCCATTTCTTATGATATTCGAGCCTGTGCTCTTTATTTTCTTTGTTCCATTTCTTATTATATTCGCGGTAGTACTCCCTATTCTCTTCTTGATATTTCTTATGGTATTCGGGATTTTTTTCGCGCCATTTCTTAATTTGCTCATTACTGCAAGGCTTGCAGCTATTTCTTAGGCCATCCTTTTTATACTTATCCTTGCTAAACTCAGCGTGGGGCTTATCAACCCCACACTTTTTACATGTCTTATACATCAACAACTTCACAAACATCACCAGTGCAGGCTAATGTTTGAGATGATTTAGTTGTATCTTCCAACTCATACTCAGCAAGCTTCGACCAATCAATGGACTCTGGCATCTGCTCCATAAGCGAGTCATATTCATCCTTACCGACCTCTTGATAAGGCGCTTGCTTGTAGCTATGATCTGAATGTGGCAAGAATGACACACCTGACATCTCATCAAAATGCTTGTAGACCCACGCTCCAACCTCCAACCATTCTTCGTCGCGTACTGTGATGGTCACGGATGGTTTGTGTTCGCACCAGTTTCGCTGATAAGACAACCAAAGTTCAAGCTGCTTAATAGCCGTACGATCCTCACGTGTTACACAACCTTCAGGTGATTTGATAGGGAAGCTGAACACCATTGTGTTGTCAGGGTTGTAGAAGTCAGGTTCAGCAGGAATGCCAGCGTCGATCATGAACTGAGTAAGTGGATCTTTCTTATCACCACGGACAGTACGAATGTAATAATCACTGTGGCGTGTGTGGATACCACTGGCAGAGTCAACTAGCTGTGACACCGTACCTGAAGGCTTGACGCATGTAACTGCAGTAGACTGTGGAATGCCTAGCATCTCTGCATACTTCTTATTTGTTTCAACGGCACGGCCACGCATTGTTGTCAGCAAGTCTTCAAACACATCATGATGGCAATTGGTCAAACGGTTATCCATAATGCCTGTCAGTGATACACCCAACAAGCGTTCCTCTTCCGTGTTCTTATTCCATATCTTACGTAGGTAAGGAAAATGGGTGAGGGTAGACTGTATGGTTCCTAAGATAGTGGCAAGTTCTACCTTACGAATCAATGTCTTACTCGTATCTGTCGCACGTACAACAACTTCAGTAAGGTTACAGAACTGATATGGCCTTAGAATAATCTCACTGCACGGGTTGGTGCCAAAGGCAAAGTTAGGATCACGGCGACCGTTCTTTGCAGCCTGTCGCTTAGATGCATCACGACTAAATATGCCACGCTCACCAGACTTTGACTCGACCAGAGACAGCCATTCACGCATGAATGTTTCCATATCTGGTTTTGAATTGTATGTGGCTGAATTGTTGGCAAGTGCACGTTGCGCATTGCCTTCCCACCACTGACCAGACTTGGCGTGTCTCATGCGGTCATCAGATAGATCGGAGAGGGAGATCATAGCGGAACGGCGAACACCACCAGATACTACAACCTCTCCGACCTTGCACATAATGTCGTGACACTCAAGGGACGTGAGCCTACGACCTTGTGCATTCTTAAATACATTTACACAAAACATAAACAAATCATTCAATGGTGCAGGGCCAGATGCTCTGCCTCCAAAGATTTTTAGTCGTGCACCTGCAGGGCGAATCTTTGACAAGTCCCACTTAGGAATCTGACCTGACCAAAGTAGAGCGAGCAACTGGCGTAACCCTTTGGCCCAACCCTCTTTGCTATCCTTCACAATGATAGTTGTGTCAGATACTTCAAAGTTCTCTGGAACTTCTGGTAGCTTCTGTATGTTCTTTTCTTCCACCGAAAAGCCTACACCTGTGCCACACAAAAGAATATACATAGCCTCGTCGAACGCTTTCTGATCATCTACTGGTAGGTAAGAACAGTTGTAACCTGCTGTGTTATCACGCTCCAATGCAGGGCCAGCAGTCATCATAGCTCTCATGCTTGGCATGATGTCAAGATCAAGAATAGCAGTTTCAATCTCATCCCACGGAATATCATTTGAATCAATCTTTGACATCATGTATGACATGTACCTGTTCACTGTTTCAGGCCAAGTCTCACGACGATTCTCTGCCTCTATCCAACGCGCATAGCGAGATGTGGCAATGTAGTTTTGATAATCTGTGGGAAGATAATTGTTCATTGTTATTACTCCGTTATTACTTTAATTGATTTAATATAAATGCCGTCTATGTCATAGAAATATTCTTCGATAGCTGCGCGTAGCTCTTCTTCTACCTTGTCATCAACAGGTACTGGATATTCCTCTGGATCAATTTTTATGCTGATAAGTATCTTAGCTTTCATTAAGACTGTCCTCAGTCGTTCGACTTGCGGCTTGCACCTCTATGAGTTTATCTAGATACCACCGCGCCTTCTTTAAATCCTCTACACCATTCTTGTATCTATAACGCCAGATGTATTTAAGAATATTTCCTTGCAAGTAATATTCAAAACCTTCATCTGTACATGCCTCAATAGCGTCAATACATTCAACACCAGACTGATTATAATGTTTCGGATTATTTACTACATCATCTTGTTCAGCACTATTTTCAAATGGAAAGTATGCATCTCCATCTTCATCACGCATTCTTTCACGATGATTTAAATTTTCTTTAATAAGCATCATGCATTTCCTTTAGTCTTTGTATTAAAGTTAATACTAATTATATTACTGTCTTTATCATAATTTATTTCTTTGCTATTGTCAACATCTTCTATATCATTATCATGTATATATTGATGTACATAATCAGAAAGAACGTCACGATAGTATTCATCATTCTCCATTAAAGGAATAGATGAAGCAATCATCTGAGACAAGAACATAAGATCATTAAAGTCTTTGTCATTTAATTCATTGTCAGTGGATGTTACAATTGATATATCAATCTCACCTAACCAATTCTTTTTTTCATCTAGGTGTGGAGTAACCTTTACTATGAAGTCCTCATTCCCTATGTTAAATTGTTCTATGTTCATATGTCTCTCCTATTTATTTTTTTCTGTTTAAATGGTATAAAATCTGGATGTGTATTCTTCCCCTTTTCTTTTAACCATTCTTCTGGAATTATTCTGTCGTAAAAACGGAATCCATATTTTGTACACCACTCTCCATACGTAGACTTTGCTCCTTTACGTAGCTTGCGCTTACTACTTTCAAAGACGAATCTAATATCTAAGTCGGGATGCTGCCTGCTAATAGCAATGTGTTTACGTCTATCAGCAGCAGTAAACATTCCCTTTGATTCTATTATGATACCGTTAGGAAGTATAAAGTCTGGAGTATAGGTGCGGTAGGCTAGATCTTCCCATTCAATTTTTAATGTTTCGTATTCAAACCTTATATGTCTTTCTTTAAGGTATATTGATATGGAATGTTCTAGCCCACTGCGAAATCCGTACTTACGTGCCGCACGAAATTGTTTATGGTTTGGCACGGATCACCAGAAAGTTTGTCGGTACGAAGTATATCTAAGTTTATTTAATTCTACACGAATATCCTCATCAATCTCTTTTCTCTTTTGCAATGCATCACGTAAAGATTGCGTTCTCTTTTCTTTGTATTCTGCACGTAATTCTTTTAACTCTTTCTCAAGTTCAATGATACGTTCTTCAATAAGTTCACCATCAATACCCATTACTTGTACTCCTCTGCTAGTTCAATATAAGATACCATCTTAGGTTCCTTGGCCTGTGACATTACAGCGGGTTTCTCCTGCAATGTTGGCCAACACTCAAAACGATAAGAACAAAACTTACACTTATCGTTTAATACTTTGTTGCCAGTTGGCTTGCCTCTAAATGTCTCTGGCACTGCATCATAGCAACGCTCAAATTCATTTAGTTCAACAGTATCTACTGTCTCTTTTATCTTGGCAATCTCCATGTCAACATTCATACTGGTGGCAGGTACATACTTAAACTCACCATTAGCTTTGTTCACTACCCACCAACCACCAGCACGTTTTCCTGATGCCTTTGCATAACCTGCAAGTTGTGCAACATATCCAAATCCATCTGACTCTGCTAAAGTCTCGTATGATTCAAACTTATTTTGGTATGACCACTGCGATGCAGATTTAACATCATCAACGGCACCATCAATAACAAGGTCATAAGAACCTTCGATTGGCTTTTCTTTTCCAACGTCAAGTGAAACCTTGTTATCCTTATCTTCATACGCAACTCCAGCTTCTTTAAGTAATCCTTTAAAGACAGCTTCTACAATATCACCAATCATCATGTTCATAATAAAGTTTGATGGTAGTGGAAGCGCCTTCTCTGGATGGTTCTTTTCAAACCAAAGTTGACACGTAGGCCGTCCAATATTGGACATTCTCAGGCGAAAGTTATCACGACCTTTGCCTGAACCAAACTGACGCTTCATTGCTTCGGCAACATCATTCGCTACCTGTTGAATAGTTTCATCTGAGATGGTTGTCTTTCCTTGTACAGCCTTCTCCATGTATGAATGAAGAGACAGTTCAGCTACGTGGTTCATGTATTAGTCCTCTTCTGTATCAATGTCTACGATGTCTGAAACAAATGCATATTCTTCTTCATCATCGTCATTACGTTCAATGGCACGTTTGCTGTACTCATTAATAATGTATTCATTATAATTCTGAACCCAACCAAGGAAGTCAGCGAATCGTTTCTGCTCTTCGTTAGTTACTTCCAATGAGTTTGTCATATCAATGTCAAATCGTGGTAGATAGAACGAACTGCCATTGGGAAGTGGTTGTTCTTCCGTAAAGGCGGAGATCATGTGATTGACTGGTAGTCGTTTTTGCTTTGCAAGGTTTGAAAACACAGTACCCAAATCTTTAAATGCATCACGATTATCAATCTCCCAAATAAAGGGAAGCTCATCCAATGTAACTTCATCACCTAATCCATTAAAAGGATCAGTAAGTTTGACAGTACCAAACAAAACACGTACACGTTTAATCTGACGAATAAGATCCTGAGTCTCTTGTGGCAAAGCTTTAAAGTCTTGAATGTAACCAGCAGGTTTACCACAATTGAAACCGCCATCATTATCTTTGAGATCTACATTAAGATCATTAGACATGACAGTCTTTACATACTTGTTTGGCTGATCCCCATGACCTTTAATGAAACGCTTATACATAAAGCGTTGCATGTAGGGTCGAATGTTGATATCACTAGCATAATATGTTTCACCATCAGGAATCTGTAGCTTATATGTGCCACCCGGCACTACCTCTACATTTACCTTCTTACCTTTTACTTCTGTCTGCCCCATGATTGGTGCATGACTAATACGTAGTCGGGCAAGTGTGCTTGCCTTTGATTTGCCTTCAGAAACATCTGAAGACATGCCCATAGCATGTGCCATAGCATTAAAATTGTTAGTATCAATAGTCATAACTTCATTATTCATAAATACTCCTTTTCATTTTTAGGGTTAATAGTTGTATCATATTTAGGTTCATATGTCTACAGTATTTAACCAATTAGGCCCGATTTTTCCTTCGAGCAGTAGTGGTACATTAAATGTAACATTCCACCGATCATAAATCAAGTCATTTAATCTGTTACTAACAATATTAATTGCATTAATAACTGCATCTTTTTCATCTGGAGATCTGTGTAAAGTTAGTGACACGTCCATTAGTCTTTCGTACTACATCTGGAAATGAGAACTCACGTCCTGATGGTAGCTTGATCTTTGTTGTGCTGATTGCTTCACTTGCCAGTTTGTCATGCCACCTAGCTATTCCTTTATATTTTTCTGTGAAGTGTTGGTAATATTCAGCTTCTGCAGGTGTTCGTCCAAATCCAGTTGCTCCATAAAGTGGCGCGAATGTGTGTGCTTTTGCAGTCTGTCTGTCCGTACTTTGACCAGCATCGGTAATAATCTTAGCGGTGTAAGAGTGAACATCAAAGCCCATGGTAACTTCATCTATTGCCCTTTCATCTTGTGATAGAAAAGCGGCAACCCGAAACTCTAGCTGTGCAAAGTCAGCTTCAAGCACATAACCACCTTTGTATCGTGATACAAATACCTTTTTTACAGGAAAGGTTTTTCCTCTTGGCATGTTTTGCATGTTGGGGTCTGCACCACTAAGCCTGCCAGTAGCTGTGCGATGCTGTAGCAACCTTACATGTAGTTTA